GAGGCAGTAGAATACTGTGACTCTCGGATGCTTCCTGATGAAGCTACAAAGCGACTGTACTACATTTCTGATGTGCGAGACATTGTGCAACTGAATAACAAGTACAGGGCATCAATAACAACTAGCGAACCTAGACTTGTGATACCCTTCTGCAATGAGCATGGGAGACTCACAGGCGTCACCTTACGAGCGATGAGAGGTGAAGCGTTACGATACATCATGGTAAAAGTAGATGAGTCTGCTCCTACAGTATTTGGACTCGATACGGTTGATAAGACACAGCCTATCACTGTAGTTGAGGGTCCTCTTGATAGTCTATTCTTAGACAACGCTATTGCATGCGCAGGTGTTGCTTTCAATCAGATTGAACGATTGAACTTGCCTTTATCGCTCACTACTATTGTGTTTGATAATCAGCCTAAGAATTTAGAGCTATGTAAACTGATGTATAAGTATATCAAAGACGGGTTTTCTATATGTATCTGGCCTGACTCAATCGCAGGTAAAGACATAAATGAGATGGTTCTAGACGGCATGAAGCCCCTAGAAATTCAGAAAATTATAAATGATAATACATATAAAAATCTCACAGCAGAACTAAAATTTACTAACTGGAAGAAATGTTAATTATGAGCAAGGTCAACCTGATCGCATTGAGCAAGCCAAATGCAACAACAGACTGCAACACCGCCGAAGAGCTGGTAGCATATGCGGCTAGAGTGAGCAACCCAGCTAACCAATCGAACAAAGAAACAGCACCGAAATTACTGAAATATTTAATCAACGAAAATCACTGGTCTCCTTTTGAAATGGTTCACATGACAATTGAGATTACAACAACACGGGACATCGCAAAGCAAATACTGCGCCATCGTAGTTTTAGCTTCCAAGAATTTAGTCAACGTTATGCTAAAGCTACTAATTTTGTAGAGCGAGAATGCAGAATGCAAGATCCAAAGAATAGACAAAACTCTATTGAGTTGGATCAGCATCCTTTGTACAAAGAAGGTGATAGGATCGCTGAAGATTGGAACATGAAGCAGAAAGATCTTATTAGAAGAGCGCAAGAGACTTACGAATGGGCCCTAGATAAGGGTATCGCAAAAGAACAAGCAAGAGCCGTTCTACCAGAAGGCAACACAGAAACCGTTCTGTATATGGCAGGTAGTTTGCGATCATGGATTCACTACTGTGAGTTACGCATGGGAAACGGTACGCAGAAAGAACACGCAGAAATTGCATCCGCTTGCTGGTCCATCATGGGGGCACATTTTCCCTCAGTCATTTCAGCACTAAATGATATCATCATTCAAAAATAAAGAGAAACATATGGCAAAACAAGAATATATGGGGCTACAAATAGATTTATCACGCGATGAACTATTTGATAAGCTAGGCGCTCAACGTCTACAAGAAAGTTACATGCGTGACGATGAGACTAGCCCTCAACATAGGTTTGCCTATGTCAGCAAACAATTTGGATCATCACCTGAACACTCACAAAGATTATACGATTATGCGTCGAAACACTGGCTTTCTTATTCAACCCCAATTCTCTCGTTTGGTAAAAACAAAAGAGGCATGCCTATATCTTGCTTCCTTAATTTCATCGAAGACACTGCTGAAGGACTTGTTCAAAACTATTCAGAAACATCGTGGCTCAGTATGCTTGGTGGCGGTGTTGGTATTGGCTTTGGTATTCGCAGCGCAGGCGACAAGTCAACTGGTGTCTTACCTCACCTCAAAACATACGATGCAAGTACCCTGGCTTATCGACAAGGCAAAACTAGACGCGGAAGTTATGCCGCTTACCTCGATATCAGCCATCCAGATATACTCTTGTTCCTCGATATGCGTAAGCCCACTGGTGATCAAAATCTGCGTTGCCTAAACTTACATCACGGTATCAACATCACTGACAGATTCATGGAAATCATTGAACGATGTATGGTTGACCCAGAAGCAGATGATGGCTGGAACTTATGTGACCCACACTCCGGAGCTATTCGTGAGACTGTATCAGCCAAGTACTTGTGGCAGAAGATACTAGAATTGAGAATGGAAACAGGCGAACCGTATCTACATTTCATCGATACAAGCAATCGAACGATGCCTCAGTTTCAGAAAGATTTGGGACTGAAGATTCATCAAAGCAATCTATGCTCTGAGATCATTCTACCTACAAACGAGCAACGAACCGCAGTGTGTTGCCTTTCATCTGTCAACTTAGAACACTACGATGCATGGTCAAAAGACCCACAGTTTCTAAAAGACATGGCAGAAATGCTAGATAATGTGCTACAGTACTTCATCGATGAAGCTCCTGATACTGTAGCCCGTGCAATATTCTCTGCTACACAAGAACGTAGCATTGGTATCGGCGCACTAGGCTTTCATGCCTACCTGCAAAAGAAAAATCTTCCTTGGGAAAGTGCTGTAGCCAAGGGTGCAAACATGAGAATGTTCAAACTGATAAGAGGAAAGTTAGATGAAGCGAATTTACAACTTGGGAATGCTAGAGGTGAGGCTCCTGATGCGAAGGGCACAGGGCGAAGATTTAGTCATGTTATGGCTATCGCTCCCAACGCTAGTTCTAGTATTATTATGGGAAACACTTCGCCGTCCATTGAGCCATTTAGGGCGAACGCTTACAGGCAAGACACCATATCGGGTGCCTTCCTCAACAAAAATAAGCATTTGGATGGTCTTATTAAAGAGCGAATTTCAGCAGGTGAAAAAGTCGATTATGATGAAACTTGGTCGTCAATCATAGCAAACGATGGTTCTGTACAGCAACTGTCCTTTTTGACTGATTGGGAAAAGGATGTGTACAAGACAGCTATGGAGATTGATCAACGCTGGGTGATTGAACACGCGGCTGATCGACAGAAGTTTATTGACCAAGCGCAATCACTCAATCTATTCTTCCGCCCTGATGTGAACATCAAGTACCTACATGCTGCACACTATCTAGCGTGGAAGCAAGGTCTGAAAACGCTGTACTACTGTCGTTCCGAGAAGTTGGGTAAGGCAGACAAGGTGTCGAAGCGAGTTGAGCGACAAATAATCAAAGAAATTGATATGCAGAGTTTGATTGATGAAGACAATTGTGTGGCGTGTGAAGGCTGAAGTAATTGCAGATGCTATCC